TACTATTTGTTAAAGAGATTGGTTTTCTACCAGGAGATCATGAAGATAAATCAAACTTGTATCAGATTCCTTATCAGAACATGGTAAAATACATGTTCAAGATGCCAGATGATCCAGCATTTGAAATGCTATATGATAATCTAAAGGCACAGGAAACTATTTCTTTCTGGAGTACTTCATTCTTACGTGGTACTACTTTAGACAATGCTATAGTTATTGTTGATGAGTGTCAGAATTTAAATTTCCATGAGTTAGATTCAATCATGACTCGTGTTGGTAATGATTCTAAAATTATCTTTGCTGGTGACATAGCACAGACAGATTTAGTTAAGACCAATGAGAAGAATGGAATCCTTGACTTCATGAAGATACTTGAGGTCATGGATGAGTTCGCTAACATTGAATTCGATGTCAATGACATCGTTAGAAGTGGATTGATTCGCAACTACATCATTACTAAACTACAGTTAGGTCTTTAATGTTTAAACATGTTATTATGGAGATGTCTCTTGAAGACATCAGTGCTAAAACTATTAATGGTAAAAGAGTATATGAGATAGGGGATGAAAAGTATCCTTCTATCTCTACCATCTGTTCATTCAGGAGTAGGAAATCTATTGCTGCATGGAGAGCAAGAGTTGGTGATGCAGAAGCAAATAAGATCTCTAGACGTGCTACTACTGTAGGTACTACAGTTCATAGTATAACTGAGGACTATCTTAATAATGAATTAGACCTTGATAAGTATGCTGATAAGCACTTAGCTTTATTACTTTTTAAACAAGCGAAACCTATGCTTAATCGTATTGATAACATCCATTTCCAAGAAGCACCACTCTACAGTCATGAGTTTGCAATAGCAGGTAGAGTTGACTGTATAGCAGAGTTTGATGGTAAACTATCAATCATTGACTTCAAGACATCCTCTAAAGAAAAGAAAGAGGAGTGGGTTGAAGGATACTTTGTTCAAGAGACAGGGTATGCTAAAATGTATGAGGAAAGGTCTGGTATTAAAGTCAAACAGATCGTTACTCTTATTACCTGCCAAACTGGGGACACTCAGGTTTTTGTAAAGAACCCTGATGATTATGTACCTCTGTTAAAAGATTATATCAGAGAGTATAAAGATGCCCAGTAAATCCAAAAACATTAATGAATTAATTGACGACACTTTTATGGACAAGAACAAATTCTCCATGACGATTGAGAATATCGTTAAAGATAGTAACAAATCTTTGAGTTACATTGATGCTATTGTTGACTTCTGTGAGTCCAAAGACATAGAAGTTGATTCAGTTACTAAGTTAATAGCACCAACTCTAAAGGAAAAGATTAAAGCAGAAGCTATTAAATTAAATTTCATAAAGAAGACAACTAAAGCAGTGTTACCTCTATGAATGCATTTGATTGTTATGTAATTTACTTAGCAATAAAAGCACACTTCACTAGAAAGAACTACGACTACTTTAAATACAATGGTAGAGTTCGAGCATCAAATGAAAAGTTTGTAGAAAGGTCAGACGTTTACTTCTTTGAGAAACTATCTAAGAAGTATTCTAAACAAGAATTAGAATCATACTTTGTATCTAACTTCTTATCTAACTCTAACCTATGGGTGGGAGATATGAATGAGAAGAACTTCCTTGATTGGAAGAAGAAGATACAAAGTATTTCTTATATGTTTCAAACTGATCTAGAAACTATTCTTGATAGGAGTGAGCATTTAGATAATGCTATGAGGTGTAGTAATGGATCACACTCTACACTATTAAAACTATATCTTGGTGATCATATAATGGCAGAAACTATGGTACTGTTAAATAGAGTAACAGGTTTTGTTAAGAGATATGATACCATACTTAATGATTCTATTTGGGTTAGGGTATCTACCCTCTTGAAAAGATATGATCCATTTGTTATAATGGATACAGATAAAATTAAAACAATAGTACAAAGTAACTTATGAGTTTGTTTCAATCAGAAATAGTCATTAAAGAAATGAAAGAGATGGAGAATCTCTACATGGAATTAATGAATAAAGTACCATACTTTGGCATCATGACCCAAGAGCAAAGAGAAGAGGTTTGTGATGGTCTTGAGGAATTAATTGATAAGCAAGAGATGCTATATAGTAGAGCGTATCTTATGCGTGGTGATCCAGATGGTGAGTCCGTTATTGAGAACTTTAAAAAGGCAGCAGTGTCAATGGGAATCCCTTCCGAACAGGTAGGTCTACCAATTTTTAAAGAGGCGAAGAGGGCAATCTCTCAGATGAGGGAGAACCTTGACAAGATGCTCTGAATACGTTATAATACTTTCAATCCTAACAATACAAAAATACGGAGAATACACATGTCATTTGCTGCATTAAAAAAGCAAGGTTCACTACTTGAGAAACTCAATAGTGAAATTAATAAAACTGAAGTAACTTCTGGTTTTATAGATGATCGTCTTTGGAAACCCCAGATGGGTAAGGACGGTATCGGTAGTGCCATTATACGTTTCCTACCTCCTGGTAAAGGTAACGAACTACCTTGGGCAAAAGTATGGAGTCATGCATTCCAAGGACCAGGTGGATGGTACATTGAGAACTCTTTAACTACAATAGGACAGAATGATCCTGTTGGAGAAGTTAATAGAACTCTATGGAACAGTGGGTTAGATTCAGATAAAGAAATAGCACGTAAGCAGAAGCGTAAACTTTCTTACTACAGTAACATATATGTTATCAAAGATCCTGCTAACCCTGCTAATGAAGGTAAGCAATTCCTTTACAAGTATGGTAAGAAGATCCATGATAAAATCATTGCAGTAATGCAACCAGAATTTGAAGGTGAAGATCCAATCAATCCTTTTGACTTCTGGCAAGGTGCTGACTTCAACCTAAGAATTAAAAAGGTTGCTGGTTTCTGGAACTATGATAGTTCTGTCTTTGGTCGTCCATCTACTCTTGGTAGTTTTGATGACGCTAAGTTAGAAGAGATCTACAATGGTCTATGGGATCTCAATGAGTTCACTAATGCTTCTAACTTCAAGACATATGCTGAACTTAAGAAGAGATTAGATACTGTTCTTAAGGGTGGTGGTAGTCGTATAGATGAGGAAGAGTTAGAGAATGAAGTCGCTGCAAAGTTTGACTCCAGACCTCCTGCTCCTACTCCATCTGCTGCTGCACCAGCAACTCCTTCATCAGTCAATACAGATGAAGATGCATTCAGTTACTTTGATCAGTTAGCAAACGAACAGTTCTAAATAGTATTGAGATCTTTCGTGCGATCTCTACACGGAACTACCCTGACCCCACCAAAAGTGGGGTCTTTTTTTGTCGAAACGAAATCGACCTTTTTGTTTCAAAAATTCGGGATAAAAAATCTGGGCAATTTTTCGTCAAAAGGGTCGATAGGTATTTATACCTAGTTGCTACTTACTTTTAATCCTTGTCTTATAAATTCTGTACTTGGGGTATATTTCATTTGATCTTTGACTATTTGATTGAACTGTGGAATCAATTCTGGTTTCAATAGTACTATTTCTCTTCTTTTCTCATTTAAGTCAATTTCATAAGAATAGTTAGATACCGAAACTCTTGATTGTGACTTAGTAAGTGTTAAACCTGCTGGAGTGACATATTGGTAACTTTCATCAACTTTAATACCTGCCTCAAGAACTGTTTTTCCATTATATTCTTGTTTTAGTGTTTCGTAGTGATGTACGTCTTCTGGGTTTTGGTACTTATATGTTACATATGAATCTAATGCTGCTTTTGCTTTTGGCCAATCTTTATGTAAATTTACTATATTATTCATTAATAGTATAGTCCAATCATAACCAGGATCTTCATACATCTCATATGAGATACTATCTGGTCTATCTCCATCTTCTATGAAATAGTCCTCAAATGCAGTTACGTTACCTTTTATATCATCTGCTACTTTGATTCTAGAGAATATATTCTTAATTTCTATCCATTGTCCGTCATATGGGTTTGACGTATATTTTAGATATAAGAGATTTGGTACTTTGTCGAAATAAGCCATTATCGTAATATGCCTCCTAGAAAGCGGTTGTTACGTTCTTCTTGTTTTCTCTTTCTCTCTTCTATTCTTTGTATTTGAGCAGTTGTTCCATCTATTCTTCTATCAATTTGTTGACCTGTATTATCAGTAACTACATGTCCTTCAGTCCATCCCCAATTTTCTTCAGTTGCAGTATCTTCAATATCATGAATATCCTGCCTTGTTAGTGTTGTTAGTTCTTCAAATTGTAAAGCCATGCTAACTGCTGTTACAAAGCTATTTGGTGTTAATGTGAAATTTTCATTTGGAGTGTAATTAACCTTAACTTCCTTTAATGCACAATATTTGGTATTTGGTAGAAATTGCTTACCTATTCCCATTTTACCTCTACCAGTTTTTTGACCTGCTTGGATTATTCTAAAGATATATGGATATGTTAAGAATAAACTGTTATTTGTACCACTTCTTCTACTTCCTGGATGCATTGCTAATTTAAAGAATTTAATTATTTTCTTAATTTCAGTTTCTTCTTCTTCATTTCTTGTTAATAGTATATAATTAAAGTTAAATACACGAGTACCCATTTTCTTGAAAGTTTGTAGGGTATTGTCATTGAAAGTTACTCCAAATGCACCACCTAATACAGCACCTGCATCAAAACTCTCAGATCCTGGTGCTGCAGCTCCTAATTTTTTAGCCATATCTCCTAATGTTGCATTAAGTGCTGTTGCACCACCTGCACCAAGAGCATTACCTGCACCACCAAAAGCAGCACCTATTGCACCAAATTGTACTTGATTCCATTCAGCAGTATAATTATATTCTAAACTAGAAGGAATGTATAATTTAACACATCCTATAGAACTATTACTTGGTGTATCTTTACCTCTATCCCATGTTATTGGTTGACCATCTTTATCTCTTTGAAGACCTAAACTATCAGCTTTGTTATTATATGCATTCCTTTTATTCTTTAACCGTTTTAGTTTAACTTCAGGATCCCCAAATCTTCCTATTTGGTGATTCTGCATTTCTTCCTGAAGCTGCTCATTACCCCATTGCTGTGATCCAGCAAGCATATCTCTCATACTTTTAACGCCTAGAGATTGTGCTTTATTATAATCATAGGCATAAAAATTGAGGTAATGACCAGTTGTTTCTACTGACCTCGGATACATCAAATTTGGAGTTTTGGTTTTAGCCATTACATTTGTACTTTCTTAGCACTGACGAATTTATTACGACTATCATAAAATTGCTCTAGTGGTAATGTTGCCATCTCTAAAACGTCAGTTTCAGGAACTTTAAAAAATA